TCAAGGGTCTGATCTTCCAGATCGAGCGTGATGCAAACGCTATCGCCCAAAGAACTCGTAGAGGAAAGGGCAACATGATCCTCTGCTCCGCAGACGTTGCCTCCGCTCTGACCATGGCTGGTGTTCTCGATTACACCCCAGCCCTCAACGCTAACCTGAACGTTGATGATTCGGGCAACACCTTCGCTGGTGTTCTTGCTGGTAAGTATCGCGTATACATCGATCCTTATTCTGCAAACAGTGCAGCTGCTCAGTACTACGTTGCTGGTTATAAGGGTTCTTCACCTTATGACGCTGGTCTGTTCTATTGCCCATATGTTCCCCTCCAGATGGTTCGTGCCGTCGGAGAGAACACCTTCCAGCCTAAGATTGGCTTCAAGACCCGCTACGGCATTGTCGAGAACCCATTCTCACAAGGCACTAATGCTGGTGGCGGAACTCTTACCCAGAACAGCAACCGTTACTACAGACGTGTTCGCGTTAACAACCTCATGTGATCCATTTTCACTAAAGGTTTCTCAGAGGGTCTTCGGACCCTCTTTTTTTATCTAAATAAAAATAAAATCCAAAATGGCGACACCATTCGCAAATCAGATTGGAAATAGAAATTTTTTATCTCCAGTAGGTTTTAAATTTACTCTGTCAAAGGAACCGAAAGTTGCGTTCTTTTGCAACTCGGCTCAGATACCAGAAATTTCTTTAGGTACAGCAATTCAACCATCATATCTTAAGGATGTTGATGTACCTGGGGACAAAGTTTCCTATGGAGATCTTACTATAAGATTTTTGGTGGATGAAAATCTAGAAAATTACATGGCGATTCATAATTGGATCACTGGATTGGGTTTTCCAGAAACCACACAAGATTATAAAGATGCAATTACAAATTCTGAAGGTTTAAGAGATCCAAATGAAGTTTTTAGTGACGGGTCATTACGAATTTTAAATAGCAATTATAATGAGATTGCTGTTGTTAAATTCAAAGATTTATTTCCAATTTCTCTGTCTTCTTTGGAGTTCGATGCTTCAGTTCCAGATGTGGATTACTTGACGGCAGATGTATCATTCAAGTATACTGTTTATAATATTCTAGCTGCTGACGGTAGAACTCGTTTATGAACCTTGAGCAAATTCAGGAAATGTGGGAGCGTGACTCTCAAATTGATCCTGATAATTTGCATGACGAATCTTTAAAAATTCCACAACTTCATGCAAAATATTACACAATTTACAACACAATTACTTTATTAAGGGAAAAAGCAAGAGAAACTTACAATAGAGTTAAACTAGAACGTTACAATTACTACACTGGAAAGGCACCAGCAGAGGTTTATGTCGAAGAACCATTTCCATATAAAGTAAGAGATAAAGAAGCATTACAGAGGCATCTAGATGCCGATGAGAGGTTAAATAAGGTAGATCTAAAAATTAGGTACTACGATATCATGCTAAAGTTTCTTGAGGAGATTATCAAAACAGTTTCCAACAGAACTTTTCAAATTAAAAATGCAATCGAGTGGAATAGGTTCCAAGCGGGTTTTAACTAATGGATGACGACAATCTTTACGAAAAAGATTTTAATGAAAATCTCCCATATATCACGATGGATATGGGAGTTGATGATATAAGGCAGATTCATGAGTCAATAAGTCTTCACCTAGGAAACTGGGTATCTTGTCCAGAGAAAAAGCAAAGACTGGAAGAATTAAAAGACTTTTTTGAGAGATTGTTGTTAGAATATACATTTAAGATGATAGAATAAATATCCATAGGTGATCCTTATGGATAATGTCTCATTTGATAATATCAAAAAAGAACGAAGTATATCTTCAGGTAAAGGCAGAACCACACGTCTACTATGAGTTAGCAGACCAGTTTACCTTTGATGTACCAGGTGCAAAGTTTATGCCTCAGTATCGTAACAAATACTGGGATGGAAAAATTCGTTTGTTCAATACCCAAACTGGAGAGATATATGTTGGGTTATTGGATAAACTAACGAGGTTCTGTGAGAACCATGAATATACCTATGAGTTTGTGGACAACAAATTCTATGGTCTTCCTTTTGAGGTTAATGACTTCATCTCAAAGGAAGGTGTGAAAGATTATATGAACGCTATTTGCAAGTATTCCCCCCGCGAATACCAAGTTGAGGGAGTATACGACGCCCTAAGACATAATAGAAAGCTATTGATATCTCCAACTGCTTCTGGAAAGTCGTTGATGATATACTCGATTGTGAGATACTACGTTGAGAAAGGACAAAATACTCTGATAGTCGTCCCAACGACTTCCCTTGTAGAACAGATGTATAAAGACTTTGAAGACTATGGGTGGGATGTTGGTTCATATTGCCACAAGATATATGCGGGAAAGGAAAGAGAAACCGACTCTCAGGTGATTATCACCACCTGGCAGTCCATCTACAAACTTCCCCGCAAATATTTTTCAAGATTTAATGTGGTTGTTGGAGATGAGGCACACCAGTTTAAGTCTAAGTCTTTAATATCTATAATGTCTAAACTTTCAGATGCAAAATATCGTTACGGATTTACAGGTACTCTTGATGGAACTCAAACTCATAAATGGGTATTGGAGGGTTTATTCGGTCCCTCATATAAGATCATCAGAACAGAGGAACTGATGAAAAAAGGGCATGTTGCTAAGTTGGATATCAACGTGCTTCTATTGAAACACTCACCACATAAGTTTGAAAACTTTGAAGAAGAAGTCCAGTACATTATCAATCATGAACGACGAAACAAGTTTATACGTAACCTTGCCCTTGATCTTAAAGGCAATACGCTCATACTATTCTCCCGTGTTGAAGGGCACGGACAACCATTATACGATTTAATAAATAATTCTAAGGCAGATGGGCGTCATGTCTTCTTTGTTCATGGTGGTGTGGCTACTGAAGATAGAGAAAAAGTAAGGGAGATTACTGAAAGAGAAAACAACGCGATTATTGTCGCTTCATATGGAACATTCTCTACTGGTATTAACATTAAAAATCTCCACAATGTTATTTTTGCTTCTCCTTCAAAATCAAGAATTAGAAATCTGCAGAGTATTGGAAGAGTCCTCAGAAAAGGCAATAACAAAACAAAGGCAACTCTTTATGATATTGCTGACGACATTTCCTACAAATCTAGGAGAAATTATACCCTTAATCACCTAATAGAAAGAATAAAAGTTTATAACGAAGAAAATTTTAATTATGATATTGTAAACATACCGCTTAAAAACTAATGGGAGAAGAATTTCACGCATCAATAAAATTGGTATCTGGAGAAGAATTATTCTCTTTAGTTTCTATTGACGAAAATGATGGAGATCCTATTCTAATTCTTCAAAATCCAGTAATAATGAAGATACTTGAAAATCCTTATGGAACAATGGTTAAAATAAAACCATGGATGCAAATACCAGAAGATCAATTTTTTATTTTAAAACTTGATAAAATTATTACTATGACTGAAATTAATGATGATAAAGTTATTGGATTTTATAGTAAATATTTGAATGATGATCCAAATGATGATATTGAAGAGTTAGAAGGGAAAGTAAAAATAACAAATAAGATGGGATATGTATCTTCAGTAGAAGAAGCTAGAAAGTTTTTAGAAAAGATATTTAAAGAAATTAAAGAAAGCTAAAGCTCATCCTTCAACCCTAACAAAGGTAGTCTACACACATTTTGATACTTTGTCAAGTTTTTAAAGTATGCTATAATATACATAACAAAATATTATTGAATACTACAATGTTATGTCTAGAAAGAAATCAGAGCATTACGTCAACAACAAAGAGCTTCTAGAAGCACTTATTGTTTATCGCTACAAGGTAGAAAAAAGTTTCTTAGAGCTCAACGGTAGAGAACCCACTAGGGAAGATCGAGCAAAACACTGGAAAGGAAAACCACCCATTCCAAACTATCTTGGCGAATGCTTCCTGAAGATCGCAACTCACCTATCATATAAACCAAACTTTGTGAATTATATGTTTAGGGACGATATGATTTCTGACGGCATTGAGAACTGCGTTCAATATATCCATAACTTCGACCCAGAAAAGTCTAAGAATCCTTTTGCTTACTTTACTCAGATCATTCACTACGCCTTCCTGAGACGCATTCAGAAGGAGAAGAAGCAACTTGAGATCAAGACCAAAATCATTGAGCGCACTGGTTTTGATGAGGTTATGATGGTTGACGATAGCTTGCTTTCTGGAAGCAGTTCGGACTATAATAGTATCAAAGACGCCATCACATACAAGAATCGATGAAGGTTGCGATTATTACGGATACCCATTACGGTGCTAAGAAAGGATCGAAATATTTGCACGATTACTTCGAACTATTTTACAAAAATGTATTCTTTCCATCTCTGAAGGAACATGGTGTAAAATCAGTCATTCATATGGGGGATGCTTTTGATAGTCGCAAGTCAATCGATTATCAAAGTCTTGAGTGGTCAAAGCGAGTAGTATTTGATCCAATGAAAAAGTATGATGTTCACATGATCGTTGGTAATCACGACACATACTATAAAAATACGAATGAAGTTAACTCTCCAGAACTTCTTCTTCAAACCTATACCAACATTAAAACTTATAGTAAACCCACCGAAGTGAACATTGGTGGATTAGATATTTTATTCTTACCCTGGATTAATCAAGAAAATGAAACGTTATCTCTCAACACTATCAAAAAGACTACTTGCAGGTGTGCGATGGGGCATCTGGAACTCCAAGGATTTAGAGTTAATCGACAACTCATCATGGAGCACGGTCTTCAGAGCAAACTATTTGAAAAGTTCACCACTGTCTTCTCGGGACACTATCACACTCGATCGAACGACGGAAAAATCTTCTACCTAGGAAATCCCTATGAGATGTATTGGACTGATGTAAATGATACTCGTGGGTTTCATATCTTTGATACGGAAACTCTCGAATTGACTCCCATCAATAATCCATATAAATTGTTTCATAACATTTACTATGAAGATACTCCTCATCAAGTATTTGATTTTACAGAATATAAAAATAAAATCGTTAAAGTAGTAGTTCGTAAAAAATCTAAACCAAAAGATTTTGAAAAATTTATAGATAAACTTTATAGCATTGGAATTCAAGACTTAAAAATAGTTGAAAATTTTCATATTCAAGAAAATGAAGAATTTGAAATTGATGAGGAAGAAAACACTATTTCTATTCTAAATCGTTATATTGATGAGTCTGAGTTTGAATTTGATAAAAATATAATCAAAGGAATATTTCAAGATCTTTATCGACAAGCTTGCGAAGTAGAGTAAATGTTTCTTCTAACCATTAGAGATAGAAAAGATGACGGAGCATATGCTGTTCAAGATGAGAGGGGGCAAAAAGTCCTCTTTCTTTTTGAAGAAGAAGATGATGCTGAACGTTATGCTATGATGCTTGAGGAAGAAGACTCTGCTATAATGGATGTTGTAGAAGTTGATGACGAACTTGCTATAAAGACGTGTAAGATGTATAATTACAAGTATGCTGTGGTTACACCCAACGACATCGTTATTCCTCCTAAATTGAATGATAATCTTTAAAAAAATCAAGTGGCGTAATTTTCTCAGTACCGGTAATCAGTGGACTGAAGTTGATTTCCAAAAAAATAACACCAATCTTATTATTGGAACAAACGGTGCAGGTAAATCGACAATCTTAGATGCACTTACATTCGTACTGTTCAATAAACCTTTTAGAAAGATTAATAAACCACAATTAGTAAACGCAACGAATGAAAAGGATTGTTGCGTTGAAATTGAATTTTCTATCAATAATAGAGAGTATTTGGTTCGTCGTGGTATTAAACCAAATGTGTTTGATATTGAGATGAATGGAACTATCCTGCATAAAGAGGCAGATGATCGTTCCAATCAACGTATCTTAGAAGAAAATATTCTTAAAGTAAACTATAAGTCTTTTACTCAGATTGTTATTCTTGGTAGCAGCACTTTTGTTCCGTTTATGCAGTTGACTTCTTCTAACCGACGCGAGGTTATTGAAGATCTTCTAGATATTCGTATTTTCTCTGCAATGAATAATCTTATTAAAGATAAATTGAGAGAAAAGAAAGATCAAGTAAAATCTCTTGACTTGAAGAAGGAAACTCTCAAGGATAAGATGAAGATGCAAAAAGACTTCATCGAAGAGTTGGAGAATCGTGGTCACGCCAACATCAATGCCAACAAAGAAAAGATTGCCAACCTAGATAAAGAAGTTGGCGTTTATATGAAAGAGAACGATAATACTAATGGGAAGGTAGAAGAACTTACTGAGCAGCAACAATGTCTTACGGACGCTGGTAAGAAGTTAGTAAAGCTTAACAATCTTAGAGGTAAAATTTCCCAAAAGGTAAGTACAATTACCAAAGAACATAAGTTTTTTACCGAAAATACGGTATGCCCTACCTGTACCCAGAGTATTGAAGAAGAGTTCCGGTTAAATAGAATTACGGACGCTCAAAATAAGGCAAAGGAACTAAAGGAAGGTTACGAAGAACTCGAAAACACTATCAAGTTCGAACAGGAGCGAGAGCGTCAATTCAACGCACTTTCCCAGGAGATTACAAGTTTAACGCATGGCATTTCTCAAAACAATACTCGGATTAGCCTCAACCAGAGACAAATCAGAGATCTTGAGCATGAAATTCAAACTATTACCGAGAACCTTGCAAACCGAAATACTGAACATGAGAAGCTAGAAGAGTTTAGAGAAAATCTCCAAAAGACAATAGAAGACCTCTCAGACAAAAAACAGGAAATCGTTTATCACGATTTTGCCTATTCCTTACTTAAGGATGACGGTGTAAAAACGAAGATCATCAAGAAGTATCTTCCGTTCATAAATCAGCAGGTAAATCGTTATCTTCAGATGATGGATTTTTATATTAACTTCCATCTTGACGAAGAGTTTAACGAAACAGTGAAATCCCCTATTCACGAAGACTTTTCTTATAGTTCTTTTAGTGAAGGTGAGAAAATGAGAATTGACCTTGCCCTACTTTTCACTTGGAGAGAAGTGGCTAGAGTCAAAAACTCTGCTAATACAAACCTGCTGATTATGGATGAGGTATTTGACTCCTCTCTTGATGGTTTCGGCACCGACGAGTTTCTAAAGATTATCCGATACGTCATCAAAGACGCTAATATCTTTGTGATTTCTCATAAATCTGAATTGCAAGATAAGTTTGATAATATTATTAGATTTGATAAAGTGAAAGGATTTAGTATGATGGTGTCTTAATATGACTCAAATTATTAGAAATCAAATATTTCCAACTTTGGTGTATGAAATTGACGCTCATGAATTGGTTGATGAAACAATAGAACTTCTTAAAAAATCTAATTTCCCTGAGCACGCACCATACGCTACAGATACTGTTTATTCTTTAAAAGAAAATCCAAGTCTTATATCTAGATTTGAGGAAAAAGTAAATGATGCATTAAAGGAAATAGAATATTCTGTTCCTTTTAGAATGACTACAAGTTGGTTTACTTGTACACCTCCAAATTATCCAATACATCTCCATAATCATGTAAATTGTGCATGGAGTGCTTCATTTTACTTTTTTAATGAATGCTCACCACTTCATTTATCTAAAGATAAAGATCCAATATACATTCCTTTTGCAACAACAAATCCTGGATTGATGCCGAGTGGTACAGTTTCAATACCAGCAACAAAGGGGAAAATGGTACTGTTTCCGAGCCACGTTAATCATTATATAAGTCATAATCCAAATGAATCTAATAGATATTCATTAGCAATGAACTTTATGCCTGAGGGAATTTGTAGTTTTTATGATTCTGAATATAATTATAGACATGAACCACTTTAAGAAGCTGCACATGACCTCGCCTAAAAAGCGAGGTTCTTTTGTATAATAGGTTCATACGCAACAGACCGATGCCCGTTCGCCACGAAATCAAGTCTCAACTCGCTAAGCTCCTTGCTACCGAAGATCTTGTGGTAGAGCACAAGAAAGTTGAAACCGCTTGCTTTAACGTTCATACTCGTGTGCTGACCCTGCCGATGTGGGAGAAGGCAAGCAACACCGTGTATGATCTCCTGGTGGGGCACGAGGTTGGTCATGCTCTCTACACTCCTGATGAGGATTGGTTGAAGACTCATAAAATTCCACCACAGTTTGTGAATGTGGTGGAAGACGTTCGCATCGAGAAACTGATGAAGCGTCGTTATGCTGGTCTCTCTAAAACCTTCTATAAAGGTTATGAAGAACTTGCTGATCAAGATTTTTTTCAAATTGCTGATGATGATCTCAGCACTTACAATCTTGCTGATAAGGTCAACCTTTATTACAAACTCGGTAATTTCGTAACCATTCCTTTTGAGGATGATGAGAAAGAACTTGTCTCCCTGATTGGAGAGACTGAAACTTTTGTTGATGTTCTTGCTGCTGCTTGGAAACTCTACAGGTTCTGTAAAGAAAAGCAGCAAGAAGAAACCAAGACTCAGATGGACTCTTTGGAGTCTCAGCAAACTGGTGGAAATCAACCTGCATCTGACTTCTCTGACCAACCTGAGGGTGAGAATGAAAGTGATCAGGAGCAACCTGGTGAAACCGATTCTTTCGGTGGTACTGCCGAAGGTGATCAGCAACCTACTTCTTCTGGCGGTGAAATTAATGAAGAACCTGAAGTCAAAACGATGGAGTCTCTTGAGGAAGCACTCAGGCAACTGGTTGATAGCAATGGTGTTGAGAATGTTTATCTTGAGTTGCCTAAACTTGATTTGAACAAAATTATTGTTCCTAACACTGAAATCCATAATAAGTGTAAGGAGTACTGGAATTCTTGGATGGAAGAACAGGAATACTCTACCGAACAAATCTTTGGTGAGGTTGACAGGAAGTTTCTAGAGTTCAAGCGTTCTGCACAGAAAGAAGTAAACTATCTGGTCAAAGAGTTTGAGTGTAAGAAGGCAGCAGACTCTTATGCCCGTGCTACTACTTCCCGTACTGGTGTGTTGGATTGCACCAAACTCCACACCTACAAATACAACGAAGATCTCTTCAAGAAAGTCACTACCCTTGCTGATGGTAAGAACCACGGTTTGGTGTTCATTCTTGATTGGTCTGGATCGATGGGTGATGTGATGCTGGATACTGTTAAGCAACTCTTCAACCTTGTGTGGTTTTGCAAGAAGGTTTCTATTCCTTTTGAGGTTTATGCCTTTACTAATGATTATCCTCTTGTTAATTACAGCACCGAAGGTAAAGCTATTCTGCGCGAACTCGCTTATGATAAGAAGGATGGTTTGGTTCAGGTTGGTGAGTGGTTCTCTTTGCTGAACATGCTTACCAGCAAAACTAAGGGTAAGGACTTGGAAGAACAAATGAAGCACATCTTCCGCCTTGCTACGGCTTTCCGTTACAACTCTTTTGTGAACTATCACATTCCATATGGTTTGAGTCTCTCTGGAACTCCTCTAAATGAAACTCTGATTGCTCTGCACCAAATTCTTCCTAAGTTTCAGAAGGAGAACAAACTTCAGAAAGTTCAGTGTGTTGTTCTGACTGATGGTGAAGCAGCGATGCTCAAGTATCATCGTGAAGTTCATCGTCGTTTTGAAGAAGAACCTTATATTGGAACTTCCAACATCTATCCCAATTCTTTCCTCCGCGACCGCAAGACTGGTATGACTTATTCACTTGATTGTGAGTGGTATGAGTTTACTGATATCCTCCTTCGCAACCTCCGCGATAAATTCAAAGATATCAATTTTATTGGTATCCGAGTTCTTGAGTCTCGTGATGCTGGTTCTTTTATTCGCCGTTATTGTGGTTACTTTGGTCCAGAACACGATAAAACCATGAGCACTTGGAAAAAAGAACGTGCCTTTACTATCAATAAGTCTGGATATAATGCATATTTTGGACTTTCTGCAAATGCTCTAGCACAAGATGCTGAATTTGAAGTTGCCGAAGATGCTACCAAAACTCAAATCAAATCTGCATTTGTGAAGAGTCTTAAGTCTAAGAAGATGAACAAAAAGATTCTTGGAGAGTTTGTAGAACTTGTTGCATAATAAATAATTAAAAAATTTTTTATAACGATGTCTAGATTTACAGATTTATTTGCTCCTGCACCAGCTCCTGCAGCATCTCCTGCACCAGCTCCTGCACCAAAAGCAAAAGTAGCACCTAAGGCAGTAGCTCCTACTCCTAAACCACCAGCACCAGTTGCTAAGGTTGAAGAAGTTGAGGAGTGATTAAACCACTTTTTAAACCGTCCACTGGGGGTCCTAGCGACCCCCTTTTCCGTATATAATAACTTCAGTTGAAACAAACAACCCAAGACAATGACCATCTCCGCTGACTACATCATTACTTCTCTTCAGGCAGTTTACGGTGAGTCCGTGACTGCTGCTGATATTCGTGGATGGTGTGCTATGAATGGTTCTAACTATCAGACTGTTACTAAAAAATTGGATCAATATAAAACTGGTCGTGGTAAGTGGAACCTTACCGTTCGGGAACAAATGGAGCAAACCTACCAGGCACCTGCTGCAATTGTTCCCGCTCAGGAACAGCAAAACCTTATCCCTGCAAAAGATGATACCTTCGTCAAGTTTGGTAACTTTGGTGATATTCGCAAGATTATTGAGTCCCGTCTTTTCTATCCTACTTTCATTACTGGACTTTCTGGTAACGGTAAAACTTTCTCTGTTGAGCAAGCTTGTGCTCAATTGAAGCGTGAACTCATTCGTGTAAACATTACTATTGAAACTGATGAAGACGATCTTATTGGTGGTTTTCGCCTTGTGGATGGGAACACTGCTTGGCATAATGGACCTGTCATTGAAGCACTCGAACGAGGAGCAATCTTGCTACTCGATGAAATTGACCTTGCTTCTAACAAAATCCTCTGCCTCCAATCCATCCTTGAAGGCAAGGGTGTGTTTCTGAAGAAGATTGGTAAGTGGGTTAAACCTGCCTCTAGTTTCAATGTTATCGCCACCGCCAACACCAAGGGTAAGGGTAGCGATGATGGTCGCTTTATCGGCACCAACGTTCTGAATGAGGCATTCTTGGAGAGGTTCCCCGTTACTTTTGAGCAGGAATATCCTACTCCTAAGACCGAGCAGAAAATCCTTGAGAGTGTTGCACTTGGTCTGGGTGTTAATGATACTGACTTCTGTAAGCGCCTTACCGATTGGGCAGATATCATCCGTAAGACCTTCTACGATGGTGGTATTGAGGAAATCATCAGCACCCGTCGTTTGGTTCATATTATCCGTGCCTACAGTATCTTCAACGATAAGGCAAAGGCAATCCAAGTTTGCGTCAACCGTTTCGATGATGAAACCAAGCAGTCCTTCCTTGAACTTTACGACAAGGTAGATGCAGATTTCCAACTTCCTACTGAAGAAGTTGCACCCGAAGCACCTTTCTGATATAATGACTAGTAACTGGGTACAGGAATATCTTGATTCTATGTACCCTGATATTCCCAACAATTCTATTGAACCTATTGTTATGGACGAGTATCCCTATTCCGTCAATGATGGAATGACTCCTTGGGGTCACAGTGACTACGAATTCTTGATTCAAAATAAAATGAGCGAAGAAATTATTAAACAATCTCCCAGTACTCCTTGGAAGTACAACGAAGAAGAAATTGTAAAAGAACTTCTTGAGTACATCCGTGGAACGTACAATCAACACTATTCTGCTGGTGATCAAAAGATTCAAACTCTGGATCTGATCGAAGCATGTGGTGATGGTGAGGCATTCTGCCGAAGCAATATCCTAAAGTATGCTTCTCGCTATGATAAAAAGGGCAGTGCCCGCCGTGATATCATGAAGATCCTTCACTATGCTGTTCTTCTGATGAACTTTAACGATAAGAATGCTGTCCGTGAAACCTACAACCAATGAATAACATGAAACTGTCTGATAACACCCTGACTATCCTGAAAAACTTTGCAGGTATCAATAACTCTATCCTTGTAAAGGAGGGTAATCGTCTTCGTACTATTTCTGTTGCTAAGAACATTCTTGCTGAAGCAGACATCACCGAAGAGTTTCCCCGTGACTTTGCTATCTATGATCTCAATCAGTTTCTGAATGGTTTGAGTCTTCATCAGGATCCTGATCTTGATTTCAATGAAGACTCCTATCTCAGCATTAAAGAGGGCAAGCGTCGTGTGAAGTACTTCTTTGCCGATCCTAACGTTATTATCTCTCCCCCCGAGAAAGATATTCAACTTCCCTCTCAAGATGTTTGCTTCCAACTGGATAGTGCTTCTCTTGAGAAGCTGGTAAAAGCAGCAGCAGTATATCAATTGCCTGATCTTTCTGCAATTGGTGAAGCTGGTGTTGTTAAACTGGTAGTTCGTGATAAGAAGAACGATACTTCCAACGAGTATGCTATTGTTGTGGGTGAGACTGATCAAGAGTTTACTTTCAACTTCAAAGTTGAGAATATCAAGATTATTCCTGGTGCCTACGATGTTGTAGTTTCTTCTAAACTGCTTTCTCAGTTTACCAACACCAAGTACAACCTTACTTACTACATCGCTCTGGAACCCGATTCCACTTTCGGTTGATGAAGCATATTCTCTTTACCCTTAAAGGTTGTAATGAGGCTCTCCTCAATGATGAGACTTTTGTAAGAGATACTGTCTATCAGGCATCCATCAAATGTAAGTCCACCCTTCTAGCACTACACTCCCACAAGTTTGATCCTCAGGGAGTAACATGCGTTGCTATGCTTGCTGAGTCTCATATCAGTATTCACACTTGGCCAGAGAATGGTATGGCTGTATGTGACATTTTTACCTGTGGTGATCACACAAAACCTAAAAAAGGTGTAGAATACATGAAAATGATGTTTAATGCTCAAGACATCATTAGTAAACAATTTACGCGACCGTTGGAATGAATGCAACAACACTGCGAATCTTTGGAAGTATTTCCCTCATTATAGGATACTTCCTTATTTTATATGTTTCAGTTTATTGGGGGTGCTTGATTCGTCTTATTGGAAATTTAGCAATGATTCCATTTGCTGTTAAAATTCATACATGGGACATCGTTGGTTTGGAAACTTTTTTCTGCGCTATCGATGCCTCTAAAATTATTCAATTATCACTATGAAAGACTGGAGCACTATTTTCAATAACTTGTCTGATAGTGAGAAGGATAAAGTTGCTGTCCTTCGTGTGATGGAATGTGCTAATGGTGTTATGCAACATGCTTATAGGGAGAAGCAAATCTTTGCCTATTCAACCTATGAGACTCGCAAGGCAATGAAGTTTAGTATGTCTTGTATGAAAAAAATGGAAATTTCTTTGAAGGAAGAAACTATTTCATTTCAACCAGAGACAGAAAAACTTCTGAGGGAAGTTAGAGACCTCTATATCAGTGGTTTCAAAAACGGAAATGATGATGACTTCAATGAGTTTATGATTGTTTCTGGTGCCTGTATTCGTGCCCTGGGTAAAGACCGAATTGTTAAGGCAAAAAACATTCTGGCACAAAATACCACCGATATTCCACTTCAGGCATTAGACTGGGGTGTAAGATACATCAACCAGTTTTTCTAGTGAATATCTTTGTTACAGATCCGTTCCCTGCGGAAAGTGCTATCTGCCTTCCTGATAAGCATATCGTCAAGATGCCGCTCGAATGCTGCCAGATGCTTAGCATTATTGCTTCTCCCTGGTATCATGATTATGGGATTCTTCCCAAAGAAGACGGCACTGCCTACAAGACACAGAAAGGAGCATTCCGAAACCACCCATGTACGAAATGGGCGGCTGAGACGGTGGATAATGCCTATTGGCTCATCAAGTGGGGATTAAACTTGTGTTTGGAGTACAGTTTGCGCTATAATAAGACTCACTCCTGTGAAGGGACATTGACTCACGCTTACTATCTTTTTCCCAAAGGAAAACTTACTAACGTGACTCCCTTCGCACGAGCAATGCCTGAGGAATACAAGTTTGATACTAGTATTTCTACCTTTGACGCATACAAGATGTATATCGCATCCAAACCTTGGGTGAAAGACAACTATCTTCGTATGCCCCAACGTAAACCTGAGTGGGTATGAAACTAATTAATGAAAAAGACTCTCGGTATTTTACCGAAACGTCTAAAGAACCTTATATTCGTCAAAAATATAAGGTCGTAGACATTCATGGGAATGCTACAATATTTGATAACTGGATGGATGCCCAACAAATGTGGTGGAACACTTCTACCCAGTTTTTGTCTCACATTGAGGTTCTAGATAATGAGTGATTTTATTTGGGTTGAGAAATATCGCCCGAAGACTATTGAAGAGTGTATTCTCCCAGACTCTGCTAAACAGATGTTCAAGGAGTTTCTAAATAAGGGCGAGATCCCTAATATGCTTCTTGCTGGTCCTCCAGGTATTGGTAAGACCACAGTAGCAAAAGCATTGTGTAATGAACTTGGAGTAGATGTATATGTCATCAATGGATCCGACGAGGGTCGATTCCTCGATACTGTCCGAAACAATGCGAAAAACTTTGCTTCGACCGTCTCGCTTTCGTCAGATGCTAAACACAAGGTCATTATCATTGATGAGGCAGACAACACGAGCAACGACGTACAACTCCTCCTACGGGCGTTTATTGAGGAGTTTGCTGGTAATTGCCGTTTCATCTTTACCTGCAACTACAAAAACAAAATCCTTGAACCCCTCCATTCTCGATGTGCAGTCGTTGACTTTTCCATCAAAGGAAAGGAGCGACAAGCAATCGCAGCACAATTCTTCAAGCGCCTCCAAGATATCCTTGTTGCAGAAGGTGTTGAATCTGATAACAAGGTCCTGGTAGAACTTGTTAATAAGCACTTCCCCGATTGGCGGCGAGTGTTGAATGAGTGTCAGCGTTATTCTGTTAGTGGAAAGATTGATGCTGGTATTCTTGTTACTTTCTCTGATGTTGCTGTAAATGACCTCATCAAAAACCTCAAAGAAAAGAACTTCCCCGAAGTTCGGAAGTGGGTGGTATCTAACATGGATAATGATACTACTGTACTTATGCGTCGTATTTACGATGCTTGTTACTCATCCCTCACAAACTCTACTATTCCTTCTGCTGTGCTTGTGCTTGCTAAGTATCAGTATCAGGCAGCATTTGTGGCGGATCAGGAAATAAATATGCTTGCTTGTCTAACTGAAATTATGGTGGAGTGTGAATTCAAATGAATGTAAAACTGATTCGTATGTGGTCTGGTGAAGATGTTATTGCCGACCTTATTAAGTCTTATGATGATTCCATCATCATTATGAATCCTATTGTTGCCGTTCCTGCTGGTAATGGTCAGATGGGATTTGCTCCCTGGTCTCCTCTCCTTAAGGGTAAGAACGAGGAACTGGAAGTGACTAAGAAGTATGTTGTGTACATTGCTGAGGCACAAGAACAAATTGTGGATCAGTATGTTGATATGTTTTCTATGATTAAGGCACCTAGTAAAAAGTTGATTGTTTGATTATGAAAAACAAACATCATCAAGTCAAGTCCAGAATGTATTATTACTTCTGGGGAGTTTGTACAGTTGCCGTAGTTGCTGGTCAACTTTATGTCGGTGCTGGGTATCGTGTTATGGCTGATAGTGTAAATCTTCTTAGTCATACTCTTGTTGGAGAACTTGTAGGAGGGTCAAATGGGACTATTAGTTATTGATAAAACCAAACTGGTAGAACCAAGAGTGAAGACCACCCCTGAGAATGTAGCAGAAGCGAATGAAGCATTGTTTCGTGCTAAAATGACTCTACCTGCTGCCGCAAAACATTGTGGTATGACTAAGAAGGAAATGAAAATGACCTTCCTTGAATATTTGAAGTATCACCCTAAAGATTATGAAGTCCCTGAAAACACCGTTACGCTACCCAGGCGGTAAGTCCCGTGCCTGCACCAAGATGGACCAATACTTCCCTGATCTAAGGGAGTATGATGAGTTCCGCGAACCTTTTCTTGGTGGCGGTAGCGTTGCTATTCATATCACTAAAAAGTATCCAGATGTGAAAGTTTGGGTTAATGATTTGTATGAACCTCTAGTCAACTTTTGGGTACAACTCCAGATGTTTGGTCGTGAGATGAGAGACGAACTTCTGCAACTTAAGTATCGCCATGTCGAACCAACAAGTGCCAAATCCTTATTCCTTGACGCCAAAGCATATCTTGCAAGATCTTTGGACGACAGTGAAAGTTTCCAGCGTGCTGTTTCCTTCTATATTGTTAATAAGTGCTCTTTCTCAGGTCTTACTGAAGCCAGCTCCTTCTCCGCCCAAGCAAGCGACAACAATTTCACCATCAGAGGCATTGATAAACTGCCAGGTTATTCAGAAATAATCAAGAAGTGGCGTATAACTAATTATTCTTATGATTACCTACTTGGTGCTGAAGGTAATGCTTTTGTATATCTTGATCCTCCTTATGATATTAAGGATAACCTCTATGGGCGTAAGGGATCAATGCACAAAGGATTTGATCACGATATGTTTGCTGCTGACTGCTCTGCTTGTAGTCTTGATCAGTTGATTAGTTATAACTCTGACCAGTTAGTCAAAGACCGCTTCAAAGACTGGAGTGCTGCCGAGTTTGACCTTACCTATACAATGAGGTCGGTTGGAGAATATATGCGAGAGCAAAAACAACGTAAAGAACTACTGCTTTTTAATTATGGAATTGAAGGACTGGTTAAACTCGATCAATCAGACGAAACAGAATCTGATTGACGAAGACCCTTCACTTGAGAAGGAATATCCTCCTTATATTGTTAATCGTTGTTTTTCTGGACACCTAGATGCTGTTCTTTTCGCTAATGAGATGAACCAGTATCATTTTCTCCCCAAAAAACTACAATATGACTTTTTGCTAAATAGTCTGAGGAAAAAGAAGAGATTTTCTCCCTGGCTCCGAAAAGATACAATCAAAGATCTTGATTATGTCAAACGTTATTATGGTTATAGTAATGAAAAGGCAAAACAAGCTTTGAGGATTCTAACAGAAGAACAACTTAATTTTATAAAATCGAAATTTGAAACTGGAGGAAAAAAATGAGTGTCGTTCAAGAACCTGAAGTGAAGTGGACGCCCGATCAAATGGTTGAAGTGGTTCTTAACGAACCAGATGACTTTTTGAAAGTACGCGAAACTTTGACTCGTATTGGAGTCGCATCACGAAAGGAAAAGAAAATCTATCAGTCTTGCCATATTCTGCACAAGCAAGGTAGATACTATCTCGTTCACTTTAAGGAACTGTTTGCCCTTGATGGTAAGCACGCAAACCTGACGGTGAATGATGTTCAGCGCCGCAATCGTATTGCCCAACTTCTTGCTGATTGGGGTCTGATTGGTATCGTGGATGTTACTAAGATCCAAGATATCGCTCCCCTCAACCAGATCAAAGTCCTTGCTTATAAGGACAAGGGGGATTGGATTCTGGAAACCAAGTACAACATTGGTTCTAAGAAGAAACGAGTAGAAGAAACCGAATGAAAATGGGGGGATTGACTCCCCCTTTTTTTATGTTATAATAATGGTCTTCGGGTCAATTAGTGTTCAATGCGCAAAACTCTTGTAAGTTTTCATTCCGTAATACTTATCGAAGAAACATTAATTAGTATTCACATAGTAAAACTCTAGTTAGTTTTCACTCCTTAATACTTGAAATTTTTTTTATGAACAAATTTATTACTTGCGACATTGGTAAAAAAGAAACCTATGTCTTTGTCCCAGAAACAAAAAACCATTACGTCATTTCTAACGAAGAATTCATTCAGTTAAATATTCCAGAATTGAATGGGCATGATATTGTTATTGAAGATGCTCATATTAGATCACAGGAAGAGGATAGTCTTGCTCAGAGTTGGACAATTGATCAACTGAGAAAATTGAGATCTGTTGCCCATTCGATAGGTACTGAGATTCTTTGTTTTCCACAGAAAGTTACACCCAAAGCAAGAAAAATTGCATCAATTGGGATGAGACCAGAACTTCTTGAAAAAACTGATAAGAATGATATTGAATCCATTGCTTTTTATCTACAAGAATTTCCTGAAGCATATGATGCACTGAAAATTTTTGATCCTGTTGAGTATAAAACTTTTGAGAAAAGTGTTTCACATATCTACTCTGACAGAGATTCCCTGACAGAAGATTCAAACAGCGCAAGAAATCAACAGTATGGAATCAAAACTGATTATGAAGATCATGTAACTCGGTGGATTAAGAAATACCTTTTTAAACTTGCCTTTGAACTTGATAATGAAACAAGAGAATGGGTTGGTATTGAATTGAATAAACAGGGTTCTGATTTAAAAGATGGGTTTAAAAAGTATACAAGTCCAAAACTTAAATTTATTTACGGAGTGGTCAATACTATTCTTACTCCTTCTGGAAATATTAGATTGAGGTCTGATATCAATAAACCTCCTTATTGGAAGTATGCTAAAAAAGTATATTTTGGATTGACTCCATATCACATGCACGCTGGTGTGACTGCATCAAACTATAAGTATCACAAGCGTAAGGCAGGTTCTTCTTGTAAAAAGAGTATGAGTCTTGAATCTAAGAATGCCATCAAGAATCTTGATGATGTTCGTGAGATCAGAGAAGCAATGAAAGAGTCTGATAGACATCTTCGTCAATTCTGGAAAACTGTCCGCAAGATGATTGTTGAGGATGGTCTCCGTCGTTAGTATTCACAGAATAATGCTCTTGTTAGCATTCTGCCTTTAATACTCAACCATCTTCAAATTTTTTAGTTAGTATTCATACGGAAAAACTCTTGTTAGTTTTCACTGCCTAATACTCAAAAAACCAGTTGGTATTCATCACGTAAAACTCTTGTTAGTTTTCACTACGTAATACCCGTAATAAAAAGTGAGGGTTTCCGACCCTCCTTTTTTATGCTTTCTTGTATAATTAGTAGTGGATGCCGTAAGGGTCCACACAATACAAACTCGCTTTTACAAGGAGCTACCATAATGAATATTGCAAGGTATAGTGCTGCGGATCTTCCTGCCTTAATGGATAAGATCACAAAGAACAGCATTGGAATGGACGAGTACTTCGATCGTCTGTTTAATCTTCATGAAACTACAACAAACTACCCTCCATATAACTTGGTGCAAATAAATAATGTGGAATCTCACTTGGAAATTGCACTAGCAGGGTTTAAGAAAGGAGAGGTTTATGTTTTCACGGAGTATGGAAAACTTTTTGTCGAAGGACAAAAAGAAGATACAGAGTCGGAACGGACGTTTATCCACAAGGGAGTGGCTAGCAGAAGTTTTAAACGAGCGTGGACTCTATCCGACGATACGGAAGTCAGAGAAGTCGTATTCGAAGACGGACTTCTACGGATCGTACTTGGGAAAATAGTTCCAGAGCATCATGCACGTAAAGATTATCTCTAAATAGAACTGAATATCGTCGGCGCAGACGGGGAGGTAACTGGCACAATCCAGTTGACGCCTCCCTTTTTTATTGATAGAATGACTGGAGGAATCTTATTAAAATGTCCATCAAATTAGCCGTTTTGAAGACGGGAGAACAAATAATTTCTGATGCAAAAGAACTAGTTTCTGATGATAAAGTATGTGGATATCTTTTTGAAAATCCACACATTGTAGAAATTCGTCGCCCTCTGTTTTTGGAAGAAAATGAGGAAGATGGTTCTAGTGGAAACATAGAAATTTCCTTAGCACCTTGGATTGTTTTGAGTTCTGATACTCAAATTCCAGTATCTCCCGATGTTATTACAACTATTGTAAATCCAATAGAAACTTTAAAGAAAATGTATGAGGAAAAAGTAAATGGAACAGACGATCAAGTGTTTAGTCCTGAAGACTAATCAAGTACTAGTTACAGAAATTAAGGAGGTTGGTGCTGATATCGGAGAACCAGATTGTAAATTGATCAATCCATTCATTCTTAATTTGTCCGATCACACATTATCAAATTGGTTTGACTTCACAGATCAGAATGAATTTATGATAAACTCTGATAGTATTATGACTATCGCAGATCCTAAACCAGATCTTCTTTCCAAATATTTTGATTTAATTGCATAATGAGATTTTACACAAACGTCCAGATGGTTGGGGATCACTTCTTGGTCCGTGGATATGAAAATGGCGAACATTTCATGACACGTGAGAAGTTTTTCCCAACTCTTTTTGTCCCCACGAAAAAGAAAACAAACTATCAAACTTTAAGTGGAGAATATGTAGAATCTATTGAACCTGGAACAGTACGTGAGTGTAGAGAGTTTATTAAAAAGTATGATGGCGTAGAAGGATTTAAGATCTACGGCAATGAGAGGTACATCTATCAGTACATCTCAGAAACCTATTCGGAAGAAGAAATTAAGTTTGATATCAACAAAGTCAAACTAGCAACTCTTGATATTGAGGTTGCGTCTGAGAATGGTTTCCCAGATGTAGAGTCTGCTGCTGAGGAAATTCTTCTTATTACCCTTCAGGATTATTCTACTAAAGAAATTATTACCTGGGGTAAAGGTCCTTTCAAACTGAAGCAAGGCAATCATTACTATAAGCAGTTCAACAATGAATATGATCTCTTGTATGATTTTATTCATTGGTGGATGGATAATACTCCAGAAGTGATCACTGGATGGAACAGTAAGTTGTACGATATTCCGTACATTGTTCGTCGCCTTGATCGTATTCTTGGTGAGAAGTTGATGAAGCGTATCTCACCATGGGGATTGGTTACCGAAGTAGAGACTTATATTGCTGGTCGTAAGAATATTTCTTATGATGTTGGTGGTATATCTCAGTTGGACTATCTGGATCTTTATAAGAAATTCACTTACACCAACCAAGAATCTTATCGCCTGGATCACATCGCCAATGTTGAACTTGGGCAAAAGAAACTAGATCACAGTGAGTTTGATACCTTTAAAGACTTCTATACCAATGGATGGCAGAAGTTTGTAGAGTACAACATTGTTGACGTGGAACTTGTTGACCGCTTGGAAGACAAGATGAAACTCATTGAACTTGCTCTCACTATGGCTTATGACGCCAAGGTGAATTATGAAGATGTGTTTTATCAAGTCCGCATGTGGGATACGATCATTTATAACTATCTAAAGAAGAGGAATATTGTTATTCCCCCTAAAGAACGTTCAGATAAGGACTCCAAATATGCAGGAGCATACGTCAAGGAACCGATTCCTGGAAAGTATGATTGGGTTGTGTCTTTTGACCTTAATAGTCTCTACCCTCACCTTATTATGCAGTACAACATCTCCCCAGAGACCCTCTGTGAGGAAAGACATCCCAGCGCGACTGTTGAGAGGATCCTAAACGAAGAGATCACTTTTGAGATGTATAAAGACAATGCGGTATGTGCTAATGGTGCAATGTTCCGTAAAGATGTCCGTGGATTTCTTCCAGAACTGATGGAGAAGATCTATAAGGATCGCACCATCTACAAGAAGAAGATGCTTGCTGCTAAACAGGAGTATGAAAAGAAAAAGACCAAAGATCTTGAAAAGGAAATTGCACGGTGCAACAATATCCAGATGGCTCGCAAGATCCAGCTTAATAGTGCTTATGGCGCTATCGGTAACCAGTATTTTAGATATTACAAACTTGCGAATGCAGAAGCAATTACACTCTCTGGACAAGTTTCTATCCGTTGGATTGAGAATAAAGTAAATAGTTATCTAAATAAACTTTTGCAAACTGAAGAAGTAGACTATGTTATTGCATCGGATACCGATTCAATCTATCTTAATATGGGACCTCTTGTTACTAAATTTTTTAGTAATAAGTCTGATGATAAAAACGCAATCGTTTCAATTCTGGACAAGATCTGTAAAGAAAAACTGGAACCATTCATCGAATCCAGTTATCAGGAACTTGCGGATTACGTTCAGGCATATGAACAAAAAATGCAAATGAAGCGTGAGAATATCGCTGAGCGTGGTATCTGGACTGCGAAGAAGCGATACATTCTCAACGTATGGAACAGCGAGGGCGTTCAATACAATGAACCCAAACTGAAGATGATGGGTATTGAAGCAGTGAAGTCTTCTACACCTGCTCCCTGTCGTCAGATGATTAAAGATGGTCTCAAACTGATGATGAACGGAACTGAAGATGAGGTTATTGACTTTATCGAACAATGTCGTCGTGAATTTAGGACACTTCCTCCCGAATCCATCGCATTTCCAAGGACAGCATCTGATGTACGCAAATATCATTCTTCAGCAGACATTTATGTGAAGGGTACACCCATTCATTGTCGTGGGGCACTTCTGTTTAATCATTATATTAAAGAGAAGAAACTTACCAATAAATATTCACTCATCGGTAATGGTGAGAAAATCAAGTTTCTCTATTTGAAAAAACCAAATATTATTCAGGAGAATATTATCTCCTTCATTCAAGACTTTCCGAAGGAACTTGGTCTTGACAAATACATCGACTATGACCTACAATTTGAGAAGAGTTTTGTAGAGCCCCTCAAGTCTATTCTTGATGCTATTGGGTGGAGTGTCGAAAAAACTGTAAACCTAGAATCGTTTTTCTTTTAATGGATCTTCCTATTAACGACAATGAGCTTGCTACTAT